TCGCCGTCGCGAGGTGCGCGTCGACGGTGTCGTTGAGGTGCGCGTTGATCTGCGAGAGGAGCTGGTTCAGGACGTTGACGAGGGTTCCCGCCGTCGTCGAGTTGGGCGAGCCGCTGATCAGCTCAACGCCGATGGAGCGAGCTCCCGACGTGCCCACGCCCTGCCCCGCGAGCGTCGTGCCCGCGAACGTCGCGAGCGCCTGGATCGCCTCGAGCGGCGTCCCGACGCCGATGGTCAGGCCGCTCGTCGTCTTGAACGTCCACTGCCGGCGCGCGGTCGAGATGTCCGCGGTGAGGATCTGCGTCTGCCCCTGTACGAGCGTGATGTCGGCGAGCAGGATCTGGTCGCTGCGCAGCGGCGGCAGCGTCGGCGACACGGCCTCGGCGCCCATCGCGACGTTCAGCTGGAACGACTCGCTGCGCACGAAGTAGACGGTGTTGGAGTTCCCGTCGATGCGCGGGTCGGTCAGCGCGCGGTCGAACTCGATGAAGACGGAGAGCTTCCGCGAGTTCCCGGGCGTGGTGACCGTGGTCGTGATCCCGTTCTCGTCGACGGAGCAATCCACCGTCTGCGTGCTCGGGATGGCGCACCGCTGCCCCGTCTGGTCGTACGCGGCGCCGGGGCCGCTCGCCGTGACGGTGAGGTTCGGCGAGCCCGCCTGCGAGATGGCGAGCCCGTAGACCACGCCGATCAGCGCGAGGTCCGCCATGATCGAGCGGTCCGCGTTCTCGAGTTCCGCGAAGCCCGCGTCGAGCTCGGCCTCGGTGACCTTCTGCCGGAAGTAGTAGTCGCGCCTGTTCGCCACGGGGAGGCTCCTCTCAGTGCAGCATGAACTCGTCGCCGCCGAGCTCGGAGAGCCCGAGCTCGACGTGGTCGATCACGTCGGGCGGCGTCGGCTCGATGATCGAGCCGAGGTGGGTGTGCGCGGGCTTCATGTAGTCGACCAGCTCGCGGATGCGGTCGCGCTGCTCGTCGGTGAGCGTCACGACGCTCACGACGTCGAACGTGTAGAGCGCGCGCTGGTCGCTCGGCCCGAGGATCGTGTCGACGCCGAGCTCCGAGTCGCCGAGGATCCACCCCGTGCTCGTGTTCCACTCGTCGATGGTCACCTCGAGCCCGAGGAAGAACCGGACCACGTCGATGATGCCGAGCGTCGTGCCCTTGCGCTGGTAGATGCGCACGAGCGTCCGGACGAGCCGCCGCTTGTCCTCGAGGTCGAGGTCGAAGTCGAACGGGTTCCCGAGCCCGATGAGCATGTGGTCGACGTAGCGCTCCGCCGCGACGTCCACGTCGACGATGTCGGTCCACCGGTCGATCTCGCAGAGCAGCGTGTCGATGATCTCCTGCACGACGCTCGCGGTGCGGAAGAGCGTGTCGTCGTCGTCCTCGTCGCGAGCGATGCGCGAGAGCATCTTCCAGAACTCGAAGTCGCGCTCGACCGGGAAGGCGCACTCGTAGCCGCGGAAGTCGACGCTGCTGCCCGGCTCGAGGATCTCGTTCCCGAGCACGTCGAGCACGCCCGTCACGGTGAGCCGGTAGAGCAGCGCGCGCGTGATCGTCACGTCGAGGTTCACGTCGACCACGCTCGACGTCACGCGGTCCACGCTCACCGCGGTCACCGCGACGCTCGGGCCCTCGCGGCGCTCGAAGACGTACCTGGTCGGCTCGAGCGCCGAGTCGTCGACGGGCTCGTCGAAGACGACGCGCACGACCTTGTGGTCGCGCGACTGCGCCTGGATCACGACGGGCGCCGTCTCGTCGGCCGTCGTGTAGCTGTACGTCTCGTCGAGCACGTGCGTGCCGAGGAGGTTCCGCGACACGACGCGGACCTCGACCACCGTCTCGCTCGGGTAGAGGTCGTGCAGCGTGCGCTTGATGCGCCAGCGCGAGACGCCGGCGAGCACCGGGTGCGCGATCGGCGACACGTCGAAGCCCGGCTGCGCGCCGCCGGCGGCCCCGTCGTACGCGAGGACGCCCTGCACGTAGATCTGCGTGTTCGTCTCGTCGATGTCGGACGCGGTGTCGGACACGTCGAGGTTCACGTCGAGGTCGCGGTTGACGCCCGTCTCGCCCGGCTGCGGCGAGCGGTTCGTGAGGAAGAGCCCATCCGTCGGGTCGAACGTCCACTCGTCGAGGTAGACCGCCGGGATCTCCGCCTCGGCGTAGTTCCCCGGCCCGGGCCCGACGAGCTGCAGGTAGACCTTGAAGTTCTGCGGGGGCACGTAGCCCGTCACGTTGAACGCGAGGTCGATGAGGTCGTCGACGTGGCGCGGCTGCTTCAGGTCGATCGCCCACGCGACCTCGGAGCCGATGCGACCGATCGCCGACCACTTCCAGTCGTCGGTCGGGGTCGGGACGGTCGTCGGCCCGCGCAGCCGCGCCTTCACGCGCACGTGGAACGAGTCGCCCCACCCGCCGTCCTGGTCGACCGAGACGTAGTCGCCCGACTGGAAGCGGCCCGTGTAGCCTGGCTCGTCGGAGCCGAGCACGAAGACGTGCGTGCCCTCCGGTGCCGTCCACCCGGTCGGGACGACGCGCAGGCTGTTCGTGCCCGGCCGCCGCTGCAGCGTCGTCGTATCCGCCACGGCGCGAGACTAGCAGGCCGCGGCGCGGCGACGCTACGAGCGCGTCCCGACGTCGGGACGCCGGTTCCTCATCTGCTCGCTCCGCGTCGCCCAACGGACGTTGCCGGGCTCGTAGTGACCGTCGTTGTCGATCCGCTCGATGGTCAGCTCCGGCGACGACCGCCGCCCAATGTGCTCGATGAACCGGAGGAAGCCGCCGCGCCCGCGCCACTCCGCGGCGACGCGGATCCCGCGTCCGCCGTAGTCCTTCCACTGTTTGACCTTCGGGTTCGAGCAGCGAGAGCACATCTGCGCCCACGTCTTGTATTCAGGCCACGTGCTCGGCTTCTCGCGGCCTACCCACTTCACACGCCGCACCTCGACTCCACGTCGACGGAAATCGGGGTCGCGCATCTGGTCTGCGTGTTGCTCCGACGCGATTCGTCTCTGCTCCGGATCCTCGTAGCGACGCCGCGCAGCAGCTGCGGCGTTGGCGCGAGCTTCCGGGGATCGGAGTGCGACGCGGAGCGCGGCAAGACGACGCTCCTCGCCTTCGGGCGTTCTACCAGCGTACGGACGAGTCATGCACCGGAAGCATACTCGTTTTAGTGTTGTCTAACTACAGTTGCCGCAATACCTCAACGTGGTCGACGAACGCGTTACGCGTGACGTCGCTCGTCCGGAACCCGAACCCGTGGCGGCCGCTCGTGAACGGAGCCGTGCCGCTGTTGATCCCGAGCGCGTCGTCGACGAACTCGTCCATGCCGGGGATCGCCGCCCACGTCGGCGCGGTCCCGAGGTTGTGGAGCGACAGGTCGTTCACGAACACCTGCAGGCGCACGTCGCCGTTGAGCTCGGCGATCACGTCGAGCCGCAGGTGCTTCCACGTGTCGAGCGCGAAGGTCGCGTTGCTGCGACGCAGCACGCCCGAGCCGCCCGGCGCGACGTCCGGCAGGCCGCCGGAGAGCGCGCCCTTGCGGAGCACGATGCGCGACGGGTCCTCGTCCTCGAGCCCGAGCATGTAGCCTTGGTCGTCGACGCTCGGGCCCTGCAGGCACGAGAAGAGGAACACCGAGAAGCCCGTCGGCCCGCCCGACGTCGCGCGCTTGAGCGCGCCGGTGACCTTCGCGCCCTTCGCGCTCGGGGCGAAGTTGGTCAGGTTCACGAAGAGCCCCACGGCGCCGACGCTCGTGTCCTTGCTCGCGAACCCGTAGATGAAGGAGCCGCCGCCCGGGGGCGGCGCGAACCCGGCCGTCGCGCCGCGCTTCACGCTGCCCGTGCCGAGGGAGTCGTCGCACACGTTCCAGTCCGTCGAGGCCATCGTCGTTCCTTCCACCGCGTCCCGACGTCGGGACGCCACCCGCTAGGGGTCGATGTTCCAGTAGAGCGTCGGGTCTCGCGCGACGAAAGTCGAGCCGCTGCCCGTGTCGGTGAGGTCGACGGCCGCGCCGCCCGAGACGAGCGCGACCTGGAAGTCGTTCGCCGTCTTGTTGACCACGAAGTAGAGGTACGTCGGGTTCAGCCCACCGGGCATCGCGCCGGCGCCGACGAGCTCGAAGGTCACACGCTGCCCGTTCAGGAACCCGTGCGCGGTCAGCGTCAGCTTGTCGGTGCCCGGATCTGCCGCGACCTGCTGCTTCGTGTACGTCTCCTCGAAGTCCTCGAAGTTCTCCGGGCTCGCGCCGTCGAACGCGGCCGCGGTCGCCGCGCCCATCGTGAAGTCGTAGGCGTCGTTGGCCCAGCCCTCCTCGAGGTCCTCGACGTCCTCGGGCGCCGAGTCGAAGAGCGCCGCCGTCGTCGAGCCCATCGCGAGGTCGTAGACGTCGTTGTCCCACCCGGACTCGAAGGACTCGAACTCGTCGGTCGACGCGAACACCGCCGGGTCGACGGAGCCGATCTCGAAGGCGTACGTCTCGTTGCTCGACCATCCCTCCTCGAAGTCCTCGAAGGACTCGCCCTCGCCGACGGTGTCGTCGAAGAGCGCCGACGCGAGGTCGGTCAGCGGGTCGAACTCGAAGAGGTACGTGTCGTTCGTCCACCCGGCCTCGAAGCCCTCCCACTCGTCGGGCGGCGACGCGGCGCCGAAGAGCGCGAGCCGCTCCGCCGTGAGGTTCGTCGAGAAGTTCCACGAGTCGGCGTCGCCCGGGTTGACGCCGGCGATCTCGTAGCCCGGGTTGTCGAGCGGCGGCAGCGACGGGCCCGTCGGCCACGTCACCGGCCAGAGGAGCGGCCAGCCGGGGCCGCTCACAGCGAGAGCTCCGTGTCGGCGTCGACGATCTCGATCGTCCCGAGCTCGGGGAACTGCCGGAGCGCGATCGGGACGTCGGCGCGGATGCCGTTGAGGAGCAACCCGTTCGCGCCGGCGTCGACCTTGCGCACGCCCGTCGTGTCGCGCACCACGTTCTCGACGTCGCTCCACGCGATGCTCGCCGTCGTGTCGTCCGCCTCGCGCAGGTAGTACCCGAAGTCGATCCCGACGGCGAGCTCCGCGTCCTCGGGCGCCGGCTGGATCGCGAACGCTCGGGCGAGCCGCGCGCGGATGTCGGCCGCGACGGTGGCCTTCGTCGCTCCGCGCGCGAAGTAGACCCGCGTCGACACGTTCACGGTGAGGTACGACGGGTCCTGCACGAGCTCGCGGAAGGTGACGGTGCGCGGGTACGTCATCGTCACCATCTCGAGCACCGCGTCCTTGAGCCCCGTCGACGGCGCGCCGCCGCCCACGGGCACGACGAAGAGGATCCCGCTGTTCTCCGGGATCGACGGGTCCTGGTCGCTCGTGAGCTGCAGCGCGCGCGCGACGCCGGGCACCCGGAGCGCGTTGATCTCGTAGTCCTCGCGCGCGACGGTGCGCGTCAGCACGCGCAGGGACTTCGGCCCGGCGAGGCGCATCTCCTCGACGGTCATGCGGTCGAGCGCGACGCTCGAGCGCGCCGGGTTGGTAACCAGGACCCGCACCGAGTTACCAAGCTCGTCGACGAACGAGCCCTCGATGCGCGTCACCTTGCCCGCGTCGACCATGCCGGCCGAGCCGCCGCCGACGCTGTACGTCGCCGTGATGGTGCCCGTCGGGATCTGCCCCGCCGTCCCGTTCCCGAACCGCAGCGTCGCGCGGTCGTTCTGGTCGACGCTGACCGTCACGTGCCGGTCCGTCGGGCCCGAGTCGAGCAGGTCCTCGACGACCTCGTAGTCGCCGTTCGCCGCCGAGAGCTCGAGCGTGCCGTCGAGGAACGGCGTCCCCGAGAGCTGCACCGACTGGTTCGGCAGCCCCGTCGACGTGAAGAGCTCCTCGCGCGTCTCGCTGTTCTCCGCCTCGACGAGCACCGGTCCCGTGGTGCTCGCCGCGATCGCGGGCGCGTCGGCGAGCAGCCGGAACCGCACCGGCGACGTCGGCGACTCGGTGCGTACGATGGCGCCCGCGGGGACCACCGTGTCGCCGGCGGTCGGCGACGCGAGCGTGAGCCCCACCTCGACGATCGACGCCGTGTTCCCGCGCGGCGCGAACGTGATCAGCTTGCCGAGCGCGATCAGGTTCCGTCGCTGCGTGGCGCGCCCCCAGAACGCCTCGGCCGCCTGGTTGTCCTGGTACTTGGTGAGCACGTCGCCCACGAACCCGAACCCGTAGACGAGGGTGTTACCGAAGTTCGCGACGCGCTGCGACGTCCACTCCGGGAACGCCGTCTGGATCAGACTCCTGATACGCGCGACGAGGGCGTCGAAGTCTTTATCAGTATAGTCTGTGCTGGGGCCGAGGAGAGGCATCAGAACGCCTCCGCGAGAGCCGCCTTGCGCGCGAGCCGCGGACCAGGTCCGCCGTAGAGGAACGTCGCGAGGGCGCGAGCAGCGGTGCTCGACGACCACTGCGCGTAGCGCGTCACTCCGCGATCCCGGAAGCTGACCGGCGAGACCGACACCTCGCGCACGAACCAGTCGACGATCTCCGGGCGACCGCAGAACGCAGCCATCGGGTGCCGGCCCTTCGCGAGGTGCAGGCACCCGTCGCCGTCGAAGAGGCCGCGCAGGAACGCACGTCGCGGCTCGCCGTCGAGGACGGGGGGTCGTCCGCATCGCGTCGACTTCCGCGGGTAGACGCCGAGCGACACAAGATCCTCGACGAGGGCACGCGAACACACGCGGAGCCGGGAGCCGGTCGACGTCCGTCCGATCGTCCCGCCGACGAGCTCGCGCAGTTCCTCGATGTGCCGCCGGTCGACTTCGGCGAGGTGGACGACGAGCTCCCACCGACCGGTCTGCGCCGACACGTGCCCGTCCGCGAAGATGAAGCCGAGCCAGTACGCGGCCGCGACGTCGAGGGTCCGGAACGCTTTGGTGTTGATGTCCACGAGCCGCGGGCGCCCCGTACGGGCGCTCGGCGCGGGCAGCGCCGGCGCGGAGGCGAAGTCGGTCGACGGCCCGAGGAGCGGCACGTCGCGAGACTAGCACCCTCACCGCGCGGTCGTCGCGGTCAGGGGGACGGACGCGACGTCCGCCGCGATCGCGCGGCCGCCCGAGACGACCTCCCACGCGATGCGCGCGACGAGCCGCTCGCCCGTGTCCGACGTGGCCCGGTCGATCGTCACGCGGCGCACGCGGACGTCGGGCATCCATCGCGCGACCGCGTCGGCCGTCCACTGCCGCACGAGCTCGCCGAGCACCGCGTCGTTGTTCCGGTGCCGCGCCGTGGGGAGCAGGGAGCCGAACTCGGTCTCCCAGGGCAGCTCGCCCTGCGTCTCGCCGTTGTTCTTGTCGCAGCGCGTGCCGAGGAGGAACCGCAGGTCGGCCTCGACGAGGGCGGCGCCCTGCGCCGACTGGTAGTCGGCCGCGGACCTCTTCAGCGGGAAGAGGATCCCAGCGTCCGCCGCGGGTCGTGCAGCCGAGAGGGACGTCGCCGCGTCGACCACGACGTCGGGCTCCTCGGGGAGCGGCCCCGGGTCGGCGTCGAGCGGCCAGAAGTACTCCGTCGGCATCGCCGCATCCTACCGTCAGACGGGGATCGTCGCCCGGAGCGCGTGCAGCTGCGCCGCCGCCGCGTGCATCGACGCGGCCGCCGCCGCCGTCGAGCCGCCCGCGTCGACGCTCACCGCCGGCGCCGGCAGCCCGACGATCTGGCAGAACGCCGCGATGATCTCGAGGAGCGGCCCCACGTGCCCGAGCGCGGACGCGATGTCGGCGCGCCGCACCGTGACCTGCGCGTCCGCCGCGTCGGCCACCGCGCTCAGCGCCGTCTGCGCCGCTGACGGCAGCGTGAGCGAGAGCCCGCGCGCCGTCGCGATCCTCTCCTCCTGCGCGGCGATGTTCGCGAGCTCGCCGGCGAGCCCGTCGAGCGTCGCGACGACGACGTCGATCACGTCGACGACGAGGATCGGCACCGCGAGCTGAGGAATGAGCGAGAGCAGCCGCCCGACCTTCTCGCCGAGCTGCCCGATCGCGTCCGTCACCGCGCCCGGGTTCGTCAGCACGCCGGGCACCGCGTCCGCGAAGTGCTTCACCGCGAGGATCGCGTCGATGATCGAGAAGATGGGGCCGAGCGGCGCGAGCCCCGCGTTCGCAGCGCCGAGGATGGCGCGCGCCTGCCCGAGCGCGTCCGCGCTGATCGACTGCGCGACCCCGAGGATCCGCGCGCCGCCAGGCCCGCGCACGACGAGCGCCGGGCTCGAGCTCGACGGCGCCGGCGGCGCGGGGATGACGACGGTCGGCATCAGATCGGGCCCCCGCCCGGCGTCACGGGCCGCCCGTTGATCGTCACGGTCAGGCCGCGGATGTCGATGACGCCCTCGCTCCGGATGCTGACGCCGACGGTCCCGTGCACCTCGAGCTGACGCGTCACGCCGTCGTAGAGGACCCCGTCGCCCGTCTCCTTGTCGTAGAGGTGGAACGACGACTTGCCGGCGCGCGCGTCGAAGACGAGGAGGTGCTTCTCGGTCTCCCAGCACACGATGCTGGGCGCGTCCTCGGGCGACACGTCGTCGCCGGCGATCGGCGTGACGGAGTCTCCGCGCCCCCACTGCCCGCACTCGTAGAGCGGCACGTCGACGTCGCCGTGATGGAAGGTGACCTGCACGTCGGCGCCCACCGGGGGCACGTGGTAGACGCCGCGCTTCCGGCTGCCGCCGCCGACCGTCTTCGGGAACGCCCACCCGCTCTGCGGCTCGCACTTGCCTGGCACGCGCGCGCGGATGCGCCCGAGCTTCAGCGGGTCCGCGTTGTCGGTGACGACGCCGCCGTACGTCCCGAGGTGCGGCGGGTCCGGCCTGTCCGGGTCGTGCTCCGTCCCCACCGCCTCAGCCCTCCCTCGCGCGCACCGTCCGGTACGTCGTCGTCGCGCGGCGCGTCTCCGGGTCGATCGTCTCGACGGGCTCGAGCTGCGTCGCGGCCTCGCCCTCCGCGTGCTCGGGCGGCGTCTGCGCGTTCACGTGCGCGGCGGTCGTCGGGTTCTCGACGAGCTCCAGGCCGCGCGCGACGCGCGACGCGCGCTCGTGCCCGCCCGAGCCGTCGCTCGCCTGCTCGAGCGACACCCTGTAGCCCGACGCGTTGATCGTGTGGCGCGCCACCTTCACCCAGTAGAGCACGCCGAGCCGCGTCCCGACGCCGCTCATGCGCACCGACGTCTTCGCGAACATGAGCGGGTCGCCGACCATCTCGACCTTCATCTTGATCGCGGTGAGCCGCACGCGCCGGTTGCGGCCGCGCGCCTCCGCCTGCGCGCTCGCGTCGTCCTGCGCGCTGGTCGGCCGCACCTCCTCGCTCGCGGCGCGCTGGTCGACCGCGGTCGCGCGGCGCGTCTCCGGGTCGATGAGCTCGACGACGGGCGCGAGGCGCGTCGTCGACGCGTCGCTCGCGTCGTCCGCCGTCTCGTCGACGTCGCGGCGGTTCAGGAGGTCGCGCCCCTGCACGCGCGTGCGCGCCGGCCGCGCCGTGATGTCGTTGTCGACGCCGAACGTGATGACCTCGCCGACGCGCGGCGCCGTGTAGAACTCGAGCTCGCGGACCGGGCGCGCCGCGAGCCGCCGCGCGTGCCAGTGGAAGCCGTCCCAGTCCACGTACCACTCGAAGCCCTCGAGGTGCGCGAGGCGCGTGAGGAACGCCGCGTCGCTCAGGTGCGCCTGGTGCACCGAGTCGTACACGGTGTCGGTGTCGTCGACGTCGACTGTCGTCGGGTCAGAGAAGCCGTTCTCGGCCGCGACCTGCCGGACGATGTCGGAGCGGCGCATGCGCTCGAAGGCGCGCGTGCGTCGCACCTTCCCCATGAGGATCGACTTGTCGCGGGCCTCCACCTTGAGCACCTGCGCGCCGGTGATCCCCGTGACGACCATCTGCCGCGTGGGCGCCATCCTGCCCGGGTAGCCCCACGAGACCTCGAGCAGCATGCCGCGCTTGAACGCCGGGTCGTCGGTGAGGAGGAGCTCGAAGTTGTCGAGCGTCAGGGACATCTTGTCGGCGCCGCGCTCCTTGTCCTCGAAGACGAACTCGGTGAGCACGTCGCGCAGATCCTCGACGCGGCTCGCGGCGCCACCCTCGCCGTCGGGCAGGCACCGGATGTGGATGGTCGGGGCGGAGACGTCGGCCATCGCGACCTCAGCCCGCAGAACGCCGGCGCGCCTCGGAGAAGACGAGCTCGTTCACCGTGCGCAGGCTCGGCACGAAGAGCACGCGTCCGGCCGCGAGGCGCAGCGTCGGGTCGTGGATCGGCTCGGGCTGGAAGTCGGCGATCACCCACCAGAGCCCGGCCGGCCGCGGCAGCCCGCGGAAGTACCGGCCCGCGAGCGCGAAGAGCGTGTCGCCGTCGCGCACCACGTGGCGCACGTTGTCGGCGAGCTCGACGTACCGGAACGGGTCGCCCCCGTAGAGCATGAGCAGCCCGTCGTCGCCGCGCACCGCGGTCGCGAACGTGAACCGGCTGAACCGTCGCGGAGGCACGCCGAGAGGGTAGCAGAGCGCACGCGTCCCGACGTCGGGACGCCGGGGGTCAGCCGCGCGGGGCCTCGCCGCCGCGCTGCATCCCGAACATGCGCGCCTGCTCGGCCGTGAGCCGCGCGTCGCGCGCCTCCTTGAGCGTGACCTCCGCCGTGTAGCGCAGCGCGCCGCCGTCCTTCGCGAACGTCGCGTACTTGAACCGCACCGACGTGACCCTGCACGTCAGCGTCGCGAGGCGCGGCCACACGAAGAGCACGCGCGCCGGCGACCCCTCGACGATCGACGAGCCGCCCGCCGGCGCGTAGCAGAGCTCGAGGATGAACGCGCGGAACGAGTCGATGACGTCGCGCTCGCGGTCGGACTGCGCCGTGCAGTAGAGCGTCAGCTTCGTCTCGAGGTTCTTCGTGCTCACGTACTGCATCGGCTGGTGCGACAGCCCGACGACCTCCGGCTCCGCGTAGTTCACGTCGAGGGCCTGCTCGAGCTCCTCGGGGTTGAACTGCGCCTCCTGGTCCTCGCCGGTCGCGAGGTTCACGAGGTGCATCCGCGTCGGGTCCGCCGTCGCCGCCTCGCTCACGGCGTCACTCCTCGCTCGCGACGTCGGAGTGGTCGGCCGCCGCGATGCGGCGCGTGTTCTTGATGACGCTCGCCGCGAGCTTCTCGCCGTCGAGCACGAGCGTCACCTCCGGCGCGTGCTTGCGCTGGTCGGCGAGCAGGTTCGCCACGCGGTCGAGCGCGTCGCGCTGCACCGACGTCTGCTGCGTCTGCGCCGCCTGCGCCGTCGCGGCCGGCAGCGCGCCCTGCCCCATCATGCTCCGGCCGCCGAACAGCTGCGCGACCGCGCCCGTGATGTCGGTCCCGGCTCGCGCCGCCTGCTGCTCCTCGACCGTCGCCTGCGGGCCCGCGCCGAAGATGAGCGACCCGAGCTGCGAGAACGAGTCGTTCTCTCGCTGCGCGCGCGCCTCGCGGCTGTCCCCGATCTCCCCCTTCCCGAGGATCCCGGACGCGATGCGCCACACCACGATCGCGATGTTGTAGAGCGCCTTGAACGAGTCGACGAGGCGGTCGACGAACCGCGCCGTGAACCCGATCACCGCGTTCATCCCGGCGAACGCCATGCCCACGCCGATCGCGAGCGACCCGACGACGGTGCCGACGACGCGCCCGAACTTCCGCCACCCCGTCTCCTGCGAGTCCATGCTCGCGTCGAGCACGCCGAGCGACACGAGCAGCTTCTCGATCTCGCCGCCGGCGAACGACAGGGAGTCGCCGATCCCGGCGCCCGCGCTCTCGAAGGCCTTGCGCGCGCTCCGCGCCGCGTCGATGACGCCCGTCGCGAAGTCGACGGTCAGCGTGATCGCGTTCGCGAGCCCCTCGACGATGCCGCTCAGCGTGACCCCGATGCGCGTCCCGGCTGCCGCCCACTCGCCGGACGAGGTCCCCGCCGCGCGCGACGTCGTCGAGCTCACGAAGCCGAGCGCGCGCCCGAACCGGCCGAACGCGTCGCCGAGCCGCGAGAACGTCGGGCCCATCCCCTCGATCGCCGCCTGGAACCCGATCCACACGCCGCGGAAGAACTGCACCACGCGGAAGCCGATCGCGTACACGTTGATCACGAAGCGCCGCAGCCCGACGTGCCCCTCGTCGAGCTCGTCGCGCACCGCCGCGGAGAACCCGCCCTGCGTGAAGAGCTCGACGAGCGCGCCCATCCCGAGGCGCACCTGCCCGACGAACGTGGTGAACCGAGCGCCGATGCCGCCGACGTCGCGCTCCGCCGCGTGACGGAACCCGGCCACCGCGCCCGCCGCGACGGCGAGCAGCGCGACGAACGGCGCGAGCGCGACGACGAGCCCGCCGGCAGCGACGACCATCGCCTTCAGGAGCGGCGCCACGAGCGCGATCGCGGCGGCGGCGCCGACGAACGCGCCGGCGACCGTCATCGCGGCGCCGGCGAGCATCACCGCGTGCGCGATCGCGGTGCGCATGCCGGCGGGCATCTGCTGGAAGAAGCCGATCAGGCGGTTCACGAACGCGACGACCCCCGACACGTACGGCTTGAGCGCCGCCGTGAAGCCCTCGCCGACGATGATGCCGAGCGTGTGGATCGAGCCGCGCAGGAGCCGCTGCTGCCCCGCGAACGTCGAGAGGAGCCGCTGCTGGAACTCCTCCGCCGCGTTGTCGTGCGCCGCCGCCTGGAACCGCGAGCGCAGGTAGTCGATCGCGGCCGCGCCGTGCAGCACCTCGCCCGTCGTCGTGTGGATGCCGCGCTCGAGGTTCGCGTTCACCGCGGCGTACGCCTGCAGGCCGAACCGGGAGAAGAGCTCGAGCGCGTTCGCGGTCCGGTCCGCCGCGTCGGGGAACTTGTCCTGCAGCGCGACGCTCGTCTCGCGCACGATGTCTAGGAACGGGCGGAAGTTCCCGTGCGCGTCGGTGACGCTGACGCCGAGCGCCTTGAATTTGTCGGCGCGGCTCGCCATGAAGACGAGCGCCGAGCTCACCGACTGCGCCGACACGCTCACGTCGGCGCCCGTGTCGCGCACGAACCCCATCGCGATCAGCATCTCGGAGAGCGACTGCTTCGTGAGCGATGCGCCTCGAGAGACGCCGGCGAACGCCTGCACCATGTCGCGCGCCTGCAGGGCCGACGTCTGCTGCGACGCGAGCATCATGTCCGCGTCGTCCGCCGCCGCCGCCGCGTCCTGTCCGAACACGCGCACCGCCGCGCTCATCGCCTCGGCGGCCGTCGCGATCTCCATCGCGCCGCCCTCGGCGAGCTGCGCCGCCGGCATGATCAGCGACATCTGCTCGCGCGCCGTGAAGCCCTTCTCGGCGAGCGCCGTGAGGCCCTCCACCGCCTCCGTCGGGTCGAACATGGTCGCGACGCCGACCTGGATCGCCTTGTCGTGGAGCATCTGCATCTCGTCGGCCGTCGCGCGGCTCACGCCGCCCAGCCGCGCGAGCGCCTGCTCGAAGTGCCCCGCCATCTCGGCGAGCTCGCCGGCGCCGGCGAGGACGCCGAGCCCCGCGCCCATGACCGCGATCCCCGCCGCCATCGCCTGCATGTTCCGGTGGTGCGAGACCTGCGCGCGCATCGCGGCCGCGTCGAGCGCGCCGAACGCGCCGCCCACCTGCCGGATCGTCCCCGACGCCATGTCGCGCGCGGTGAAGACGAAGCCCAATCCCATACTGTTCAACATTGATATACCATCGGCGTATGAGACGACCTGAGGTGTGGCGGCCTGTGCTGGGGTACGAAGGGATCTACGAGGCGTCGACGCTTGGACGCGTCCGGATCCTCGTCGACCGTCATCGCATTCGAGCCGGAAACATCGTCGCGCAGACCCCGGTCCGAGACGGGTACCTGACCGTGCAGTTGAACCGCGCCGATGGGACACGTGCTCGATGCGCAGCAGTCTCGCGCGTCGTCTTCGAGGCCCACAACGGACCGATCTCGCCGGGGCACGAGGTCGATCACGTCGACGCGGTGCACACGAACAACCGACTCGAGAACCTCGAGGCCGTGCCGCAGCTCGAGAACATCCGCCGTAGCGTCGCGCGCGGTCGCGGCCTCGGCGCGCGGAACGGCTCCGCCAAGCTCACCGAGGCGCTCGTCCTCAAGGTCCGCGCGCGAGCAGCCGCCGGCGAGCCGTTCGACGCGATCGCGCGCGACCTCGACGTGACCGGCGTCCTCGTCGCCGGCGTCGCCTACGGTCGGCTGTGGCGCCACGTGGGCGGCCCGAGGCTCGCGCCCCGGGGCCGCACCGGTCGTCCTCGTCTCGCCGAGTAGCACGCGGACATGGAAGCACGCCGCCGCGCGCGCCGCTACTTGGGTTTCTTCGACGCCTGCTCGATGGCCCGAGACTCAGCCTCGCGTCGCTCGTTGGCGTGCTCCTGGTACCAGAGCGCCTCGTCGTAGTCCATGTCGTGCACGTCGGCCCGGGTGAAGTTGTAGCCCGAACCGCCGTGCTGCTTCCACGTGAGGTCGGCGACCAGCTGCCAGAGCTGCGCCGGGTCGAACCACGCGAAGATGGTGAGCGCCGCGCTCGCGAGGCCGATCAGCTCGTCGGGGCCCGCGGGAGCCAGTAGTTCCCCGCTCCGAAAGGGATCTCGACTAGCACCTTCGCCCCGCAGTTCAGCTCCCCGCACTCCACGTAGATCCTCGTCTCCACTCCGCCCGACTGCCGGTCCATGACGTCCTGCATCCGCGCGAGCTCGTCGCCGTCGACGTCGTCGAGCCAGTCGCGCAGGTCACGCTTGTCGACGCCCTCGACGTTGAGGCGCACGAAGAGCGTGTCCGTCATCTGGTCGCCCGCCTGCCGCGGCCGACCCGCGGTGCCGTTCTTCAGCTTCTCGAGCGCGCCGCGCACGCGCTGCTCCTCCTCGCCGGTCATCGGGGCGTACGTGACGCGCCGCCCGCCGAGCGTCGTCTCGAGCGGCTTGCGCGCGAGCCACGCGTCGATCGTCGCCTTCGGGTAGTCGCGCGAGACGAGCTCGCGCAGGTCGAGCGTCCACTTGATCGGCTCGCCGCACTCGCTGCACTTCGCGTCGAACGAGAAGTCGTGCCCGTGCGTCGCGACGCGCACGCCGATGAGCGCGCGGAACCGGTCCCCGAGCAGCGCGCGCCGCCAGTCGAACTCGGCCGAGTCCGGGTACGGCCCGCGGTCGACCACCTCGCTCGCGCCGTACCTGAGGAACTCCTCGTAGACCGCGCCCGACGTCACGCTGCGCCGGTCGCTGAGCAGCTTGAGCTGCGCGACCTTCACCTTCCGCACCCTGACCACCAGCCCCGACGGACACCGCACGAGCGAGTCGTCCGCGACCTTCGCCGCCTCTTCGTCCATCTCGTCTCCTCCGCGGCCCTGCTCGGCCCGCGTGCGACGAGGCTACCACGCGGAGCGGCCCCCGGAGGGCGCCTGTTCCTCCGGGGGCCGACCCCACTACCACCCTGCAGAACCAGCGAGGGTCAATGCTACGCCGGGCGGAACACCGGCGTGAAGTCGTCGATCGCGAGCGTCACGCTCGTCATCACCTTCTCGTCGCTCGTGTTGTCCCACGCGCCGGCGACGAACTTCTCCGGCCACGCGCCCTTCGCGTGGAAGCGCTGCACGACGCTGTCGTCGCGCTCGAGCTGCACGATGTCGAGCTCCCGCTTGTAGAACGGGTCCTGCGCCCCGACGCCGAGCCCGACGCTCGCGTCCATCGTCTGCTCGAACCACTGGTAGAGCTCGAGGTCCACCGTCGCGCCGCGCTCGAGCGTGATGCTCGGGATCGTGAGACGCCCGGGGCTCTTGTGCGCGGTGCTGCGCCCGCCCTCCCAGTGGTCGATCCGGGCGAGCTCCTTCGAGAGCTCGCTGCACTTCTGGAACCCCGCGTACGTGATCCCGCCGATCTCGACGAGGAACTTGAAGCGGTTCCAGAAGGAGCGGGGCGTTCCGACGACGACTGCAGGCATGGTCTATCTCCTCGTGATCCGGGTGGTGCCTCAGCTCGCGGCCGCGAGCTCCGCGTCGAGCGCCCGCGTGTCCTGCGACACGCCGACGAAGATGAACTCTGCCGGCTTCTGCGTCGCGAGACCCATGCGGCCGCGCATCTGTCCGGCGAAGACGAGCGACTCCGGATTCAGCGCCACGCCGAAGTCGACGAGGAACGCCTTCTTCGGGTCGCGGCTGCGGAACGCGCCGTCGCGCATCTGCTGCAGGAGGAACGCGTCGATGGTGCGCTCCACGTTCCGGCGCAGCGACTCGTCGTTGTTCTTGTGGCGAGCGAACTGGATCCCCTGCGGGCCCTTCACGCTCTGCTCGATGTAGATGACGCCGCGCCGCTCCGCGACCGTCGGGAACTGCCCGTTCGACTTGAGCGTGTACACGCCGTCGATGTAGCGCGGCAGGCCCTTGTCGGTCGTGAGCGGGTTCACCCGGTGCGGGTAGACGATGTCGCGCTTCCGCTCGTCGAGCGACCACGCGAACTTGCCGCCCTCGAAGCCGAGGCACGTCGTCATGCGGCCTTCCTCGATGCCCGCCGGCGGCAGGTACACGCCGCCCGGCCGCGACGCGTCGGTGCGCGCCATGACGCCCATGATCACGCCGCTCGGCGGCACGACGATGGTCGCCTCGTCGCCGAACACCGAGACGTTCGGGTTGAGCACCTGGATCCGCGGCGCGTACATCGCGCCGAACTCCGAGCTCCCCTCGAGCGCGGCCGTCGTCTGCACGTACTCGACGATCTCCGTCTCGTCCATGTCCGCCGGCGGGTCGAGCACCACGAAGAGGCTGCCCTTCCGGTAGACCTCGGCGTAGCTCAGCATCGCGTTGTGGACGGCGCTCGTCGCGCGGTCCGGGCACGCGAGCAGCCGCAGGTCCGAGACGATGTCGAGCGCGTAGAGCCCCGTCTTCGCCGTCGGGTCGCCCACGAAGTCCGCGTCGGCGAGCGACGCGAGCCCGTCGTCGCCGCCCGTCATCGTGTACGTGCCGTTCGCCGGGCGACGCTCCGCCGTCGTCCCGAGCAGCCCGAGGTCCGTCAGCGTCGCGAGCGGCGTGCCGGTGTCCTCGTCGTTCACGATCGTCTCGACGTAGCGCGTCGCGGTCGAGTCCATCGTGAGGTTGACGAACGTCTGCGCGACGATGCCGTCCTCGAGCACCTGCAGGTTGAACTCCGCCGCGACCCCGTTCGACGCGTCCGCCACGCGGAACGAGACGTCGTCGCCGTACGCGCCGTCCGTCTTGCCCGCCGTGGTGAGCGTGTCCTGCGCCGCGCCCGTCGTGCCCGAGTGCGTCGCGTTGTCGAGGCCGAGCTCGTCGTCCGCCGTCGAGCTCGCGCCCACGAGGACGCTCGAGCCGGTGCCCGTCGTGTTCGACGTGATGCGCACCTTGCCCGAGCCGCCGTCGGTCACCGTGCAGCCCGCGACCGCCGCCTCGACGATCGTCTTGACCTCGGCGAACGTGACCGCGTCGACGTTCGCCGTGTTCCCGGTGCCGGCGATGTTCCCCGTCGTGAAGAGGAGCGCCGTGTTCGCGTTCCCGCCCGTGACGTTCACGCCGCTCGTCGAGCCGCGCCGGTCGGACGTGATCGTCACCTTCGTGCCGCCCGACGTCACCGTCGCGTGCGCGCCGACGATCTGCGCGTTGATCACGGCCGCGACCTCCTCGGCCGTCGCCGCGCCGATCGACACGAAGTTCGCGGTCGCGAACGTGATCGTCTGGACGCCGCCCCCGTTGATCGAGACGGTGAGGATCTGGCCGTTCGACAGGGCGTAGTTCTCCGCGGCGCTCTCGCGCGCGGCAGCCGTCGCGGTGAACGTCGCCGTCGCCGGCCCGCCGCCGTTGATCGTGACGACGAGCGTGTCGCCCGGCTCGAGGTCGAACGGCGCGAGCGCGGAGCCGAGCACCGTGCCCGACGTCGGCGACGTCGCCGCGGTCGGGATGGTCCCCGCCGACGCTGCGCTCGTCGCGCTCGCGGCGTTCGTCGGGTCGGTGTAGTGCACCACGCGCACGACGTGGAGCTCCTGCCCGCCCTCGGCGAAGAAGCCGCGCGCCTCGTGGCTCCCGTCCCCGTCCGCGATGTCTCGCCCGAAGAGTCGCGTGTACTCCTCGAAGGAGGTGCAGAGCTGCTCGAGCCCGACCGGCCCGCGCTCCGTCACGCACAGGATCGCCGCGACCGCCGTCGCGACACCCACGATCTGCCTGATGGTCGGCGTCTCCTCGCCGACCTCGACCTTGCTCGCGCCCGTTCCCGGCTGTGCCATCGTCCTCTAGCTCCTCTTCGGGGTTCGTTGGGTGCGCGTCCCGACGTCGGGACGCGAGCAGCTCAGCGACGCGCGCGCGGGCGCGGGTCCTCGGCCGGCGTCGCCGACGCGGCCTCCGCGGCGGCGGTCGCCGCCTCCTTGGTCTTCGCGACGTGCTCACGCTGCGCCGTCTCCGCTGCGGCGTGCGTCTCGCGCGCCTTCTTGCGCGCCTCCGCCACCGCCGGCGCCACAACGCGGACCTCGCCGCGCCGGATGGCCTTCTGGATCGTCCGCGAGCGCAGGTGCGTCTCGGGCACCTCGACCGACTGCCCGGCGAGGATCGTCAGCGAGTCGTCGTGCACGATCCTCGCGTCGGTGACGCTCACGTCCCCGTGCTTGTTGACGACGCGTCGCGGGTGCACCGCGCGCAGCGGCGCGACGTTGAGGCCGAGGGAGAAGACGCGCGCTCGGCGGGTGACGTTCTCGAGGGTGACCATGGGGGCGAGCCTCCGCGCCGAGGCTAGCACGCACCTTTCCGGCGACGCTACGTCCGGCCCGTCAGACGGTGCTCGACGTCTCGATCTCCGGGTCGCTGCCAAGCTCGGGCAGCTCGGTCAGGACCTCGTCCGCGTCGAAGTCAGGCAGGCCGATCACATCGACGCCCGCCACCGAGATCGTCCCGCTCGCCGAGAGCACGTTCGACTCGCTCGGCGTCGAGTCGACCTCGACGTCGTCCTCCATGTCGAGGTCGTACCGGACGAGCTCGGCGCCGCCCTGCTCGCGCGGCACGAGGAGCCACACGTTCCGGTTCGTGAAGTCGGTGATCGCGTTGGCGAGCTCGAGCAGCGTGTTCGGGTCGTCCGCCAGAGCCCCGATCCCGAACACGAGGTCGACGGTGCGCGCGCTCGCGTGCGTGCGCGTGAGCCCCTCGGTGGACGTCGACTGCGGGAGCACCTGCGTCCGGTACAGCTTGTTCTCGCGGAGCTTGGGCCCGACGAGGAAGAGCCCGGGCACCTTCGCGTTCGCGATCCGGCGCGACGGGTCGCTCGGCGTCTCCGAGAAGTCCACGCTCCGCGTCAGCACGACGTTCGGGTGGATCTGACGCATCAGCTCGAGCACGAGCTGCCGCACGACGCGCGTCAGGCTGCTCCTGCTCGTGAGCGGCGTGTGCTTGTACGTGTACGCGCCCGCCGCGACGACGCGCTCGGCGCCGAGCGTCTCGCCGAACGGGCCCACGTTCCGGACCTCGACGTCGACCGCGTCGGGGAGCCCGTCCAGGTCCGCGGCCGCGTCCGCCGCAGGCTTGTACCGCGGCGCGTACGCGTAGACCCGCGTCGAGCTCACGACCTTCACGCCCGCCGCCTCGACGCCGTCGAAGAACACGCGGACGGTGCCCGGCGGCGCGACGGTGCGCCCCTCGCTCGCCGGCGGCGGCGACGCGGGCAGCTGGAACCCCGTCCCGTCGACCCGCACGAGCGTGCCGCCGCCCGGGTGCCCGGTCGCCGGCGTCACGGTCGCGATCGTCGGGACGGCCACGCAGGGACTCTACGGCGTTCCGAGGTCGCCCGCGAGGCTGCGCGAGATGCGCCCGAGGAAGCGCTGCGCGACGGCGTCGCGGTCGCCGAAGTACTTCTCCGCGACGGGCCGCATGAAGGGCCGCGCCGGGATCTGCACGACGACGATGCCCGTCCCGCCGCCGTCCTCCGACGGCTCGTGCCCCGTCATGTGCCCGAGCATCGCGAGGAACCGTCGCATCTTGGGGGTGATCCGGATCGCGATCGGCCGGCTGCCGAACTCGTTGAGCTCGGCCACGTTCGCGAGCGGCGAGCCGAGCCGCCCGCGCGCCGTCCGGAGCACCCCGACGAAGTAGGAGCCGCTCGGCTGCCGCTGCACCGTGATCGACCGCGCCAGGTCGCCCCGCACGATGAGCGCCTTCGTCCCGCGGAAGCGGAGCAACTGACGCTTCGCGATCGTCGACTCGACGAGCGGCTTGAACGTCTGCCCGCCCGGCGCCTGCTCGCGCAGGCCCTCGACGACCTTGCCGCGCATGAAGTGGGCCTCCTGCGCGATGCCCTCGTCGACCGCCTTCTCGAAGCGGTGCGGCAGCGAGTGCAGGATGTGCCGCGCGACCTCCCACTTCCCGACGCGCAGGATCCGGACGTCCGCCACGCGTCACCGCCCGGCGGTCGGCGACGAGCGCGGGCGGTCGCGGAACGTGCACGCGAGCAGGTTCCGGCGCAGCCCCGAGAGACCGTAGGAGCGCGGCTGCGCCTCGACGCAGTAGAGCCCCGGCGGGTCGTGCACGGCCTGCACGAGCGTGTCGTCGGGCGAGCGTCGGATCGACACGAGCTTGTCGCCGACGCGCGGCGCGAGCGCGTCGCCCGTCGTCGCGTCGACGTACCCGAGCAGCTCGAGGTCCTTGAAGTGGAAGACGAGGATCACGTCGCTCGCCGGCGCGTCGCCGGTTCGCATCATCCGCAGCTGCTCCCACGACTCGTCCTCGACCTGGCAGCGCAGCTTGATCGGCGACAGGTACGTCTCGGCTGTCGCGCCGTCGACCGTCCCGTCGGGCACGCGCAGCGGCGCCTGCAGCACGTCGTCGAAGCCCGTCGTCATCGGGCCCGCGCCGTCCGGGTCCGCGGCCGTGCCCTCCAGGTCGAGCCGCGCGAGCTCGGCGACGAACGGGAAGATGAGTCGACCCCTGTAGCCCATCACTCCTCCTTGTCGTCGGGGTCGCGCTCGTCGCCGACCACCGCCGCGCGCAGCGAGGACGTCGTCTCGCCGATCTCCTGCAGCCCCGCGGCGAGCTCGCGCTGCGCCGCCACGAAGTGCTGCGCGCCCTTCGCCGCGTGGCTCACCGCCGGGATCGCCGTCGACGAGATGCGCGCACCTCGAGTCGCCGCGCGGCAGAGCACCTCGAGGCACCGCTTGTCGCGCCCGCCGAGCGACTCGCCGATCTCCATCGCGCGCGCGACGGCCTCCTCGATCGTGACGCCGTCCAATCGAGGAGCAGGCTCGCCCACGTGGGCCATCCTAGCAGCGTCACGCGGCGCCGAGCGAAGGCGGTCGAACAAAGGAGACGAGGATCGAATCCACCGTCGGGTCGCCGGTGAACGCGCCGAGGATCGGGTCGCCCGGCCGCGCGTTCGTCCGCGGCCCCGCGAAGCTCACCGACTGGTCGCGCGTGCGCTGCATCGTCGCGCGCCAGTCGGTGCCGTCGGTGAGCAGGTCGCCCGACGCGACCGTCGCGAGCCCCTTCTGCACTAGGAGCATCACCGCGAGCGCGAGCTCGCTCGGCGTCCGCCCCATCGGCGAGCCGTCGGGCTCGGTGTACCCGAACGCGCCGTCGACGTGCACGTTCTGCTGCCCGCGCGGCCAGAGGAAGTTCTCGAGCGTGTACGACGCGAACCCGCGCGGCCGCTGCTGGTCCTCCGCCACGTAGAGCTCGATCTTCGGGTTCTGCCGGTCGTCGGGGAAGCGGAGCCGCTGCGTCAGGTGCCGCGAGTAGACCCGCATGAGCTCGGGCCCGAACCGCAGGTCCGCCGGCGCGAGGAACGACGAGTCGACCGCCACGCGCCCGACGCCGACGACCTCCTCGCCGAGCTGCAGGATCGTCCCGCCCTTGCCGTTCACGCTGATCGTCTTCCGCACCGGGGCGAACACTCGCCCCGTCAGCCGCTCGACCATGCGCGACGCGCGCTTCAGGAGCGCGATCGCGCGCGCGTCGGGCAGGACGGTGCTCGTGAACCCCTCGTCGCGCAGGTCCGCGACGAGCGCGTACCGCGGCGCGCCGTCCGACCGCACGCCGCCCGCGACCTTCTCCCACGGCACGTCCCACTGCGTCTCCGCGCTCGTCGACTCGAGCTTGCAGAAGTACCGGACCGTCCGCCGCCCCGCGGCCGCCGCGTCCACGGCGCCGTTGTCCGGGTCGTAGAGGTGCGGGCGGTAGTACCCGAGCGCGAGCTCGTCGGCGCCGAGCGGCGCGTCCGCGACCGCGTCGTCGCCCGCGTTCCCCGGCGGCGTCCCCACCGCGACCGCGACGCGCGCGTAGACGGTCCCGCCGGCCGGGTCGAGCACCTGGACCTCGAGGCTGTAGGGCCGCGTCAGGAACCCGTCCGCGTCGACGACGAGGGTGCACGGCAGGTCGGGGCGGTAGGCGGGCTGGGGCTGCGCTGCCATCGCGGCCAGCGTAGCCCGCGGGCGTCGGCCCGCCTACCCCTCGACGCTCGCTCAGCGCCCCGGGCGCGACGAGCGACCGGTCGGCTTCGTCGTCTTCGGGGGCGCGCCGCGCGCGGGCGCCGGCGGGTCCTCGTCGTTCGCGTCGTCGTCCGAGCTCTCGACGACGTCCTCGCCGCTCGTCGAGCTCACGCGGCCTTCCGGCTGCGCGGCGCCCGCTTCCGCCCCCGCGTCGTCCGGCTGCTCCTCGTCGCCGAGCCGCCCGACCTCCGCGACGACGTTGGGCTTCGTCTCCGCCTCGTCGTCGGTCTCCGCGCCGAGCAGCGCCGCCGCGGCGCGCTCCTTGTCCTCCGGCTTCAGGTCGTCCGTCGTGAGCGTGCCCGCCAGCCGGCGCGCGCGCTCGAGCCCCGGCCGCGGCTTCGCGGCGCGGTCGACCGCAGCCTCGGCCGCCGTCTCCACCGTCGAGCGCACGTCCTTCGCGGCGCGCTCCCGCTTCTCGATCGCGAGCGCCTCGTCCCGCGTGCACACGTCGAAGAGCGGCGGCGACTCGCCGTCGTACGCCGCCTGCGTCAGCTCGCGGAGCTCGGCCGCGAGCTTGTCGTCCGCGACCTGGTACCAGCCCTGCTCCTCGACGTACTTCGTGCCGCCGTACGTGTAGGTGCGGACCTTGTAGCCCTTCTTGGGGTTGAACGGCTTGATGCGGACGAAGTGGGTGGCCATCGGTTCCTGCTCCTTGTGGGGTGCGCCCGAGGGTAGCACCGACCAGAAACGTGAGGGGCCCGGACGCCTAGGACGCCCGAGCCCCTTCTTGGTGTAGCCCGTCCCGCCGAGCTCGCCGCTCAGCCCTTGATCGTGAGCAGCGCGGCTCGCGCGCCGACCGTGAGCGCGCCGACCGCCGCCGACGACGCGTAGTTCGTGTCGGTGACGCCGGCGTCGAGGTCGAGCTTCGCGAGCATGCCGACGTAGCCGGCGCGCACCGCGGCGAGGTCCGCCGCGATCTTCGTGAGGCACGCGGCCGCCTCCGCGAGCGTGGTGATCGTCGTCGCCGTGATGGCGGCGGGCGTCCACAGCAGCGCGTAGTTCACGTCGGTCACGCCCGAGTCGAGGTCGAGCTTCGCGAGCGTCGCGACGAGCTTCGTGCGGAACGCCGTCACGTCGACGATGAGCGCGTTGAGCTGCGCGACGAGCCCCGACGAGTCGAGGATCGCGGTCGCGGTGATCGCCGCCGGCGACTCGAGCGACGTGTAGTCGGTGCCGTTCACCGTGCCGTCGTTGTCGAGCGTCGTCAGCGTCGCGATGAACTTCGTCCGCAACGCCGTGATGTCGACGACCGCCGCGTTCCCCGACCCGATGCTCATCTCCGCCTTGAGCGTCGTGAGGTCGTCCGCGATGTCGCGGAGCGTGCGCGAGAGGGGCGGGTGACGGAGCGACGCACCCGGGGTGTCCGCGCGCGTCGTGAGGCTCGCGCCGCCGCTGCCGTAGTCCGTGAAGATGGTCGTCATGGTCGTTCGCTCCGCGTCGCCGTGCCGGGGGTGAGAGAGGGGGGGAAGGCGAGGGCCCGCGCGCCGTCACGCGGTGCAGGCCCTCGTGGTCTGTCAGGTCGAGACGACGAGGCAGCGGAAGACCGTCGTGTGCAGGTCCGCCGTGGTCGTCTCCTGCAGCGGGCCGTCCGCGCCGCCGTTGTCCGACTCGAAGATCATCAGCTTGTCGGTGCCCTTGTTGTAGCGGAGCACGTAGCCGCTGCCGTCGATCTGGATGACGGCCAGGAGGTCGATGGTCCCGCGTCCGAGCACGGCCGCGATGACCGCCTCGAAGCCCGTCGTGCCGCCCGACGGGTACGCCGTCGGACCCTCGAAGGTGACCTCGTCGAAGTTCATCGGAGGGCTGCCGTTGCGGGCGACCTTCGTGACCGTGGTGAGTGCCGCGCTCATGTTCGTCTCTCCTCGTGTGCTCCGGGAACCGGCTCGCGGCGCGCCCCGGGATCATCCCTAGGGCGCAGCGCGCGAGGTTAGATGGGTCAGCCGACCTTGACGTTCGTCGCCTTCACGACGGCGAGCTCTTCCTGGTAGACGGCGTCGAAGCGCATCGTCGCGACGATCTTCACGATGCCCTCGGAGATGTCCTTGTCCGTCTCGATGCGGATGTTCCGCCAGATCCCGACGTCGATGTTCTTCGGGTCGAGCAGGAGGATGTCCGTGCAGTTCGTGCCGCCGCCGAGGTTCTCCGGGAACATGGGCACGTCGATCACGGGGATGCCCGAGTAGCCCACCGGCATCGACTCGTCGCCGATCGCCGCGCCGAGCGCCTTGTCGCCGAGCACGGTGAGCCGGTCCGCGAGGAAGTCGCGGTAGTCGATCTCCGCGTTCACGCTCGTGCAGAAGCGGAGCGCGCCCTTGTTCCGGAGGAACTCGGACGGCATCGACTTGAGCATGTCGCGCAGCGCGCCCTTGTTGATCGGCACGGTGCCGACGTTCACGACGTGCGACGTCGCGCCGGCGAGCGTGCCGTTGAAGAGCGCGAGGAACGTGTCGAGCGACGTCGTGTCGCCCTGCACGACGAGCTCCTCCATGTCGCGGGAGATCGCGTCCCCGAGCATCGACATGATGGTGTCGCGCAGCTGCTGGCCCTCGATGTTGTCCTCGAGCACCTCGTTCGTGAGCCGCACCTCCGCCTTCACGAGCTGCGCGGTGTGCTCGACGTTCGTCAGCGTCGGCTTCGCGCGGTCGCCCGTCGCGATCGGCACGCCCTCGGCGCCGGCGCGCAGCACGCGCGTCGTGAAGCGGGTCTTGTTGATCAGCTGCTTCGGGCTCTTCAGCGGCGTCACGGTCGACATCCCGAGCAGCTTGCTGCCCTTGATGAGCAGGCGGATGAAGCGCTGCGCCTGCGCCGGCTGCAGGAGGCCGTTGTTGCCGGTGATGTCGGCGAGCGCGAGGTCGGCCTTCGCCAGGAGGCTTCGGTTGTCGAGAGTCATGGGTTCCTTCCTCTTCGTTCGTCGTCGAGGGTCGCGTTAGTCGCGCCCGTCGTTCATGTCGAGCGGCCAGTCCTTGTCGGCCGCGTCGTCGTCCGTCTTCGTCACGACCACCGGCTCCGCGGGCGATGCCGGCGTGTCCCTCGTCGCAGCCGCAGCGTGCACGACCTGCGCGGCCTTCGCTACCTGCTCCTGCGCCTGCGCGATCTGCGTCATGCCCTTCTGCAGCACGACCTCGAGCCGCTTCACGCCGTCCGCGATCGCGCCCGCGTCCTTCCCGATGCTCGCCGGGGGCGCGGGCGCGGCGGGCGGAGCGGGCGTCGGGGCGGGCGACGGCGCCTCGACGTGCGCGGCCACCTCGGCGAGGAGCTCGTCCATCGAGCTCGAAATGTCCGAGGCGAGCCCGCGCACCTTCGTGAGCACGGCCTTGCGCGTGTCGGTGAGCTGCGGCAGCCGCTTCTCGAGGTCCGCCTTCGTCGCCGTCGCGAGGAGCGACTTGCCCTTCGTCGCGAGCGCGTCCTTCACCGACTGGTCGAGCGAGCTCTGCGGGATCCGCGCGAGCGCGTTCCGCAGGTGCGGCAGGTCCACCGCGCCCGTCGCGTCCTTGTAGGGGAACATGCGCAGCGAGCGCGGCGTCGTCTTCCCCTCCTCGTCCTTCGTCCCGCCCGGCTTGATGTGCAGGAACGCGGAGTCGGGGAGGTCGTTCACGTACGCCGTCGTCCACTGCGCCTTCTCGACCTCGCCCTCGGAGAGGATCGTCAGCACCTTCGTGACGGCCGCGACGATCTCCGCGGGGACCTCGACGACGCCCTGCACGACCTCGGCGGCGTCGACCATCTTGCGCAGCTCTTCGAGGCCGAGCAGCGTCGCGGCGAGTCGCTTCGCGAGCTCGTCCTTGATCTCCGGCGCGATGCGGATCGTCGGCTCGCCGCTCGGCGCCCCGCTCGGCGGCGCCGCGACCTGAGGCGCGGGCGGCGCGGCGGGGACCGCCGGCGGCGTCTGCTCCGCGGCGGGCGGCGGCGCGACGTCCTTGCGCGTGTCGCTCTTCACGACGAGGAACGTCCGCTTGTTCGCCGCGCTGTCGACGACCGACACCTCTTGGACGTCCATGTCCTCGAGCTTGAAGACCTGGTCGGTCTTCGTGGTGTCGTTCTTCTTTCCGATCGCGACGCGCATGTGTCGGTGCTCGCCGCGAAGGTAGCAGCACGCCTCTCGGGGCCGCAAGCCTTCCACCGCGTCCCGACGTCGGGACGCTGGCTCAGGTGGTCGCGTCGACGGGCGTGCGGATCGCGGTGCCGCCGATCGAGAAGCCGGTGAACGAGCCCTTCTTCACGGCGGTCCAGAGGTCGTCGTCGACGACGCGGATCGCCATGACCCAGGCTCCCTTCTTCACCGTCTGCTCGCCGACCGCGAAGTCCGCCGGCGCCACGTAGCTCTCGAGCACCTTGAGCTTGCCGGTGACGATCTCGGAGTGCTGCTTCCCGAGCTGCGCCTGGTTCGACTCCATCCACCGGTGCGCCGCCTTGCGCACCTCGTCGGCGGAGTACGTGTCGTTCTGCGCGTCGACGACGTCGGGCTCGAGCACGACGCCGAGGACGAAGCGCTCCTCGCCCGTGTCCTTGAGGATGCGGGCGTGCGGCGCGCGCTTCACGACGACGACCGCGCTCGCGCCGACGACGGGCTCGCTCGACGCGTACACGACGCCCGCGTGCTCGGGCACCGTGAACCCGACGAGGTCCTCCTTCGCGATCGCCGCGCGCGTCTCCTCGGAGTCGCGCAGCGCGACAACGAGCCCGCCCACGCCAGCGACGCTCTTCGCGAGCGGCGCGACGCGAGCGGCGTCCGTCGTCGCGGACCCCTTCGGGTCCAGGTCGACGACGAACATCTTCTCGACGCCGCGCACGAGCATCGCGGCCTGCAGCTCGGGGGGCGGAGTCTCCGCCCCCTTCCTCGTCGGGACGCGCACGGCTCAGTCCGCCGGCGCGGGCTCGTTGTCGAACCCGAAGTAGGGCTTCTGCGCGCCCTTCGTGACCTTGTCGCGCGCGTCGACGACGACCTCGGGGGTCTCCGGGACCGCGAGGTCCATCGGCCACGGCACCTCGTCGCCCGACTTCGCGACCTTGTCCGCGGCATCCTTCGCGGCCTTCGCGGCCGCCTCGGCCGCCGCCTTCACGGTGTCGGCGCCGCCGCCGTCGAGCATGGGCGCCATCTTGTCCATGACGGCCTCGACCTGCGCCGCGTTCTGCAGCGCGCCGATGATGTCGCCGACCTGGCAGCGCAGCTCCCACCCGAGCAGGTCGCTCGGCTCGTCGAGCTCGATGGCGAACATCGCCTGGATCTTCTCGAGGATCGAGCGCGCCTCGCCCGCCTTCGCAACGAGCGTGCGGCCCTCCTCCGTCTTCGCGAGCTCGACGCGGCACTTCGCCGTGTCGGCCGCCTTCGAGATGAGGAGCGCCTCGACGATCGCCGGCGCGAACGTCACGCGCTTGCCGTCCGCGCTCTTGCGCAGCACGGCCTTCGTGATGCTCGGCGCGGGCACGTCGGGGAACTGCACGTTCGACGGGCCCGTCGGCGGCTGCCCGGCGCGCATGTCGACCGGCGCGGTCGGCAGGAGGATCCACGGGTCGACGTAGACCGGGATCGCGTTCCCGCCTCCGCCCGCCTCGAGCTGCGGCGCGGGGTTCGCGGAGTAGAGCACCGCCTTCGCGGCCGCGACGCTCGCCTTGAGCGCGGCGATGCGCTTCTCGGCGCGGTCGCGGTGACCGGCCGCGACCTCCGCGGCCGCCTTCGCCGTCTGGTCGGCGACGTACTTCTCGAACGTCTCCGCGGTGAAGTCGGTCCGCGTCGCCGGCTGCGCGAGGACCGTGTCGATCGACGCGAGCGCGTCGTCGATGCCCTTCGTGTCCTTCGCCGCCGGCTCCGGCGTCGGCGGGACCGCGGGCGGCGCCGGCGCCTCGACGGGCGGGGCCGCCTCGACGGCGGGAGGCGCAGCGGGCGGAGCAGCGGCGGCGGGCGCGGCTGCGGGCTGGTCGTTCTTCGTGATGTTGGTCCGCATGGTTTCCTCCGCGGGGCGTCGCCCGCCGGTCGTGGTAGTAAAGCCCGCGCCGAGGTCGACGCGCAAGGTCACCGCTGCCGCGGCACCGCGAGCGCGCCCGTCTCGTCGCGCACGAGCGCACCCTTCGCGTCGCGCACGGCGAGCACCGTCGCGGCCTCCGGCGCGAACATGGAGCGTCGCGCGGCCTCGCTCGGGTTCCACGGGATCCCGTCGAGCTTCGAGCGGAGGGCGACGGGGAGCTCGCTCGCGATGCGGTCGATCGACCATTGCATGTCGGCGCGGAGCTCGCGACAGAGCGCGATGCAGATCCCCGTGCGCCGGCGCGCCTCGGACATCGTCTGCCGCGACTTGTCCTCGAGGAACGACTTCGCGACCACGCGCTCGATCACGCGCACGAGCTTGCCGGCGCCGTGCTTCTCTCCGCCTACCAGCCGCAGGATCTCGCCCGCCATGGGTCGCAGACTAGCAGACTTCGCGGCGTCCCGACGTCGGGACGCGCGTCAGCCGGTGAGGCGCGGCTCGAGGTTCGACCGGCAGCGCATGTGCAGCGGCGGGTAGGGCACGCTGCCCGCTTGCATGTCGCGCGCGGACATCGTCCTCGAGTACTCGCCGACGTCGTCGCTCACGCCGCGCCCGGAGCGGTCGACCTGCGCCACGACCTGCCGGTCGCCCGTCGAGCGCTCGAAGTAGATGATGCGGTTCCCGTCCTCGTCGCGGCCCTCGCGGTACCAGGGCGCGACGTTCACGACGTCGTCCGGATTCTCGAGGCTCGCGAGCCTGTTGAGCTGCGTGCTCGCGTTGTCGACCTGGAACACCTGCCCGTGCAGGAACCGACAGATATCCGTCGTCACCTCGTCGAGCACCGCGACGAACACCATCTCCTCGATCCCCGCGTCCTTGAAGCTGTTGATCTGGGAGTACGTGCGCGCGCTGTTCGCGAACTGCGTCGCGACGACCTGCCAGTAGCCGTCGCCGCGCGCGACGCGGTCGCCGAGGCGCAACGCCAGGTCCGCCGCGATCTCGCCCGACCCGCGCCCCTCCTCGAGCCCGCGCGCCACGATCTCGCGCGCGGTGGCGGTCAGGTCGTCGGCGCGGCGCCCGTACTGGTCGCGTACGAAGTTCGCGTTGGACGCGCGCACGAAGCGCTCGGCCGCGTGGTCGCGGAGCGAGAGCGTCTGCGCGACGTCGAGGCTGAACCGGCGGATCGCCGCCTCGCGCGCGTCGCCGTAGATCGCCGGGCCGCGCGCCTCGAACACCTGCTCGATGCGCGGCATCGCGCGCGGGCCCGCCGCCGCGATCGCGGTGCGCGCGGCGAGCACGACGGCCTCGCGCTGCGCGACGGTCATCCCGACCCAGTCGACGTCGAGCGCGGCGAACGCGGCGCGCATCGCGTCCGCCTCCGCCTCGCCTGCGGCGCCGGCGAGCTCGCGCTCGAGCCGCGCCACGATGCGCGCGAAGCCCGCCGGGTCGAGCGGGTCGATCACCTTCGACACGGGCACGCCGAGCCCGGCGAGCAGCTCGTCGGCGGCGTCGACCGCGCGCGACGCGAGGCTCGAGCTCATGCCCCGACGCACGCGCTACTCCGCGGCCGCCGGCTGCTCGCCGACGAGATCCTTCATCTTCGCGAGCGGCACGCGGATCACCTCGACCTCGGGTTCCTTCTCGACCGCACCCTTCTTGAGCTCCGCGACGGCCGCGTCGCCCTCGGCGCGCGCGAGCTCGGAGCGCAGCGCGAGCAGGTCGTGCGCCGCGACGACGAGTCGCTCCTTGCGGGACATGATGCGGCCCATGCGTTGCCCGCCGTACCGGCCAGCCCGGTAGGCCTTCGAGGCGGGGGCTGCGCCCGCAGCTGCAGCGGACGGTTTGAGGTGCGGCGGGCCAGGCGAGACGGTGCCCTCCGGGATCTCGCCGTCGCGCTGCGTGTCGAACGGCACGCCGACCTGCGTGAGACGCACCGGCTGGTAGGCCCAGTCGGCGTCGATGCGCGGCAGCGGATGGTTGAAGACGAGCTCGCTCGCGAGCGAGCGCCCGTCCGCGGGCACGAGCACGCCGGCGTTCGTCAGGTCCGCGATGATCGTCGCGAGCTGCTGCGGGTCGCGGATCTGCACCGCGTTGCTGCGGAACTTCCAGTAGCGCACGCCGAGGCCCGCGAGGATCTTCTGCTGGAACGCGTCGTCGAACGCCTGCCGCTCGGGCCCGAACACCTGCGCCTCGGCGAACGTGAGCGCCGCGTCGGCCGTCGCGCGGTTGAAGTCGCGGACGTCGCCGCGGAGCATGCGCGGCATCCGGAACGACATGCCCACCTTGTCGATGTTCCGCTCGTCGTACTTCTGGAAGAGCGCGTCGGCCTGCTGCGCCTGCGTGAGCGGCACGAGCTGGATCTTCATGCGCCCCGTCGCGAGCCCGTCCATCTCGCCGGGCCCCATCGGCTCCGCCTCGATCACGAGGATCTTGTGGAAGTTCTTCTTCCCCTTGATCTCGGTGTCGATGAAGTCGGTGACCTTCTGGACGCTGTCCTCGCTGAGCCGCCCGCCCGACACGAGCAGCGCCATCGGCGGCACGCCTTTGTTCTCGAAGTAGAGGTAGTTCACCTCCTCGGCGGAGCGGTTCCCGAGCACCGCGAGCATCTGCCCCGACCACCGCGGGATCCCGTAGCTCGAGCTCGGCGAGTGGATGCGCCAGTGCAGGATCTCCGTCGCGTGCTGAGCGTCCTTGCCTTCCGCGCGCCGGAGCGCGTCGACGGTCGAGTAGTAGCGCCCCGTCTTGCGCGACATGAGGCGCGGGTCGCCGAGCTCCTTGAAGAACACGACCGACGCGTCGACGATCTGCGCGTAGCGGCGGAACCGCACCTTCACCTTCTGCAGCCCCATCGCGAGCGGCGAGACGCGCACCGGCATCGAGATCTCGACGAACTCGGAGCCCTGCGGGAGCAGCCGCACCTGGTGGCTCGGCACGAACTCGAACTGAGCGACGCGGTCCGCGCGGTCGCGCAGCACCTCCCAGTAGGAGTTCCCCGTCGCCTCACGGTCCTGGCAGGTCTTCTTCCGGAGCTCGATAAACGTCTCCTTCACCGTGCACGCGTCGATGAACGACGCGACGCGGAACTTCTCGACGATCATCGCGTCGGAGACGCGATCGATCTCCGCCTCGACCTCCTCGTCGGTCGGCACGAGGTTGGAGACCTTCTGCCCGCGCTCGCGCGCGACGAGGCGTTCCACGTAGATCGCCGCCGCGACGTCGTCGTGGATGCTGTCGCTGTCGAGGTCGAGGATCGGCTCGAGGTGGTAGCCGTTCGCGTGGATGTTGTTCTGGTACGCCTCGACGTTCTGCCGGAGCGCGTTGCTCTCCTCGAAGACGCGCCCGAGCGCGAGCGGCGAGTAGGGCGGCTCGACGGCGCCGGCATTCGAGAACGTGCGCCGGACGACCTCCTCGTCGAGCTGCTGCGACGACTCGCGCGCCCGCGTGCCGTCCTCGCCGATGACGAACACCTTCGCGAGCGGGCTGCGCGCGTCGTCGCCGAACGCCTTCGCGATCGTCGCGTCGTCGCGCCGCTGCTCGCCCGGCCGCGACGCGCGGGACTTACCGACGGGGGTGCGCATCGCGTCGAGGGTAGCGCGTCGCGGCCGCCGCGCGAAGGCTCAGAGCTCTGAGTCGTAGAAGATGCGGAGCGTCGCGGCGCCGGCGACCTTCACGTGCGTGAGCTTCGTGTCGCCGCTGCCCGCGACGTACATCGGGTCGGTCACGTTCTGCGCCACCGCGAGCACGATGCCGCCGGTGCCCGCGAGCGTGTCGGTGCCGTTGGAGCCGTCGTGCTCGCCGCGCGCGAACGCGACGCCGTCGGTGATCGCGCGGAAGCGGACCCACTTCTGGCGCAGGTCCACCGTCAGCCCCGCCGGGTACGTCGTGACGCCGAGCGAACCGTGCACGAGCGCGGCGAGGTCGACCATCAGGACCGTGTTGACCGCGAGGTCGACGAACTTGTTCGGGATGGTGCGCAGGATCTCGAGCTTCGCGGCCTGCTCGCTCTCGTTCCGCACCGGGGAGTTGGTCGTCGTCACGGGGTCCTCAGCTCAGCCTTCGAGACGGTGATCAGGACGGTGTCGCGGCGCCCGTGCGACGTCGCGAGCACCACGCGGCTCGGCGAGCGCTTGGCGACCTCGGCGCGCGCGGCCACGGCCGCCGCGTCGCAATGCGACGCCTCGACCTTGCACGCGAGCTCCTGGAGCTCGACGCCAGGGCGCTTCCCCTCCTGCCGCTCGAAGACCCTCACGTCGAAGGTACGCGCCATGCCCGGCGAGAGTAGCCGAGGCTCACGCCGGACGCGAGGGGCGACGGCGTCCCGACGTCGGGACGCGGGCGGCGCGCGCGAGCGCCCGACGTTCCTCGCGGAGCGCGCCGGGCACCGCCTCGAGCCGCGCGCGCGGTAGAGCTCGGGGATCTTCGCGAGCAGCACCGGCGGCGGGGAGACGATCAGGAACGCGTTCCGCGGCTCGCCGACTCGCTCGGGCCACCGCGCGGCGAGCTCCTGCTCGGCGACGTCGATGAACGCGAACACGCCGCCGACCTTGGACGGCAGCAGGTCGAGCAGTGCCCGCGACGCGCGCCGCGTCGCGAGCTGCACCTCGCGGACGGGGCGCCTCACCGCTTCCGCTTGCGGGGCTTCTCGCCATCGACGACGACGGGGATCGAGAGCTTGCAGCCGCGACAGACGCACGGCGCGAGCCACCCGTCGCCACCGACCTCCCATGTCTGCACGGCATCGTCGCCGAGGTCGACGCCGCGCTCGACGGCGCACGCCTCGCAGAGGAAGCCATCGTCGTCGGCGACGAACACGCGCCCGCCCGTGAGCTGCACGAGGTCGTGCCTCGTCTGGTCGAGCTCGGCGAGGACGTCGGTCACCCCCACGCTGAGCCGCTCGCCGGCGGGCGTCGTCGTTTCGGCGGTCCACGGGCTGCCGCCTTCGCATCGGGCGCGCAGCAGAATCTCTTGCTCGGGCGTCACTAGATCCTCCTCGTCGTCTTGCACTTCGGGTAGCCGATGCAGCCGTAGAACTCGCCGTGCTTGCCGTACCGGCGCGCCATCGATCGGCCGCAGTCCGGGCACGCCGGCACCGCGAGGGCGCGCCGGTACGCCGCACGGATCTCGTCGGTCAGCCGGGCGAGGAAGTACCCCGCGCGGTCAGGCGCGCCCTGAGGCGCCGTCCGGAGCACCTTCTGCGACTCCTCGAGCGCGCGCACGCCCTCCGGCGTCCCGACGCACACGACGATGCGCACCGCGTCCTCGCCGCACGGGCGGGCCACGTCGGCGCCGGCGGCGAGCGACGTGTAGACGCGCACCATGGCGCGGCCGTGCGGGACGCCCACGTCGAACACGAGCTCGAGCCCCGCGCGCCCCTCGGCGCACCGACCGCCCTTCGCCCCGACCGACTCGCAGATCGAACGCAGGTGCGGGAGCAGCCGGGCGGCGGGGACCTCGACGTACCGCGAGCCGCGCCTCACGGCTGCACCCGTCGCCACTCACCGTGCGACACGACGATGCGCTCGTCGACGCCGTACGGCGGGCACGGCTCGACGAGCTTCACGGTGTAGCGGCCTGTCGTCCGCGACCGCGCGACGACGCGCGCTCGCCGCCACTCCTCGAAGAGCAGGACGTCGAGGAGTGGCGGCAGCCGACGGGCCCGGCTCACGACGACCGCGCGTCGGCGACCCGCTTCGCGTCGCCGATCGTCTTGAACGACTCGTGGTGCACCCACCG